ACTGGAAGAGCTAGAAGGAGGGGGAGGTGTAGAGCTACTAGAACTGCTGGAAGAGCTTGAGCTATCCGAGCTACTAGAAGAGCTTGAGCTTGATGAGCTACTGGAACTACTAGAAGAGCTTGAGCTTGATGAGCTACTGGAACTGCTAGAAGAGTTATCCGAGCTACTGGAACTACTAGAAGAGCTTGAGCTTGATGAGCTACTGGAACTGCTAGAAGAGTTATCCGAGCTACTGGAACTGCTAGAAGAGCTACTTATCTCTATCTCGCAGCAAACGCAGCAATCACCGGCGTCGAATACAATGTTACCGAAGCTGTTTACAGACACCGCAAAACAGTTTCCAGGCTCAATATTCTTTATCCAGTGTGTATATAGCGCCTTACCGTAAATCTTGTTAAACCATGTGGTGGTTGTTTCTGAGAACCAGCCAATGTCTTTGAATTCGGGATGGTCTAAATTAAACTGGTCGTTGTAAACAGCGCCACTTATATCACCGTTGTATGTATCTGGAAGATGTATCTCCCACTTATGGTTGCCAGCAGAAATTATTGTAGTTTCCCACGGAACTATGTCATTGTCTGGATTGTATATATCCAACGGTCCACGAACGTTATCCATTGGGAACTTCCAAGCTATAAGCTTGATGTCTTCGCTATACTCTGCTTTTATCTGCTTTCCGTCTTTTACGTCAATAGGAATGTCAGCCTGCGGCGAATACAAGTTACCATCAATAGAGAAGCTTCTCAGTTCGCAGTTCTTGAAGGTGCCGTCAATGTTTCTGTCTACGCGGGTTGATAGGTTGTATGAGAAATAGACAGTGCCGAATGACCATGTGTAACGCTCGCCCAAATTCCACGACTGCTTTTTGTCGTTGATATAACCAATACCAACATTGTTTCCTATGTTATACTCATTGAACTTCCCGTTATACCATGTGTCAATCTTGAGATTTTCAGAATGAAGAACTGGAACTCCGTTTCCGTATGTCTTCATGATGAGGTCAATACCACTTACCTTTATGAACTTGTTATCAAATATATCTTGTTCTATAAAGATAACTTGATATGGGTTCTGTGCATCATCCGGAATGACAGGGGTGGTTGGGGAGTATGGGACTGGCTCGGAGGTCGGTGTCTTTATAGGTATTCCAGAAGTCTCTCTACGTTTTGCTACTATGTTAGCAAATAAAAATATCTTAGCACACTCTTTGGTGTATTCGGGATAGAAGTAACTGCTATCGAATATGTATGGATTGGAGTATATGAACTCCTTGTTTGGGTTGAGTGGGTTGCCAACAAATATAGGAACTATAGACCCCGTTGCCATCGTTGGGTGGTCAGATACAGGAAGAGGGCTTTTAGTCTCTTCCTGTATTCCACTACTTATTGGAATATCATCTAATGAGTTTGCAACGGCATTGGCAAACTCAAGCTCCTTTTCGGGATACGGAGAGGTAGTGCGAATGGGAACACTGATAGCGCCATTTTTACCGAAGTTACCAGTTCTAACGGGCTTTCGTGATCCCCTACCTCTTAGTGACATTTATCCCCTCATGTTTTGCTCTCGTTAGAAGCGGGGGTTTCCTGCTTTACGATATGGGTTTCTGCCTTATCCTGCGGAATGTTTATCTTGAAGAAGAATGGGATGTCGGCAAGGGCGGCAAGGTCGAGTCCGATATCAACACTCACAATCTCTTCGTCGCCAAGACGGCTCTTTACGAGGTCAGTGACCTTCATTCTCAAGTAGTGCATTGAGTCGGCAGTAAACTGCTTGGTCTGCTGAACGTATTCGGTAAGAACTTCCTGAATGCAGCGTTCAACTATCTTCCGTGTAACCGGATTCAACGCTGTAGCTGGTTGATCCTGCGGCTGTGTTGGGGTCTGTTCATTTTCACTCATGGTAATCTCCTGTGGATTATATTATATACCATGATTATTATAACCCTTCGCCAAGATCGCCACCCATGTCTTCACCACCGTCATCTCCGCCAGCATCTCCACCAGCGTCACCGTCATCTCCACCATCGCCAGCGTCTTCAGCACCATCGGCTGGAGCTTCTGCATCGTCTGCTGCGGCTGCATCTGGATCGGCTATAACTGGATATACAGATATTCTTGACGAACCGACTCCATCTTCACCCTTGAAGTCGTTTACGAATGTTCTGAACAGCGGACTCTTCTTATAATCCTCAATATCCATGTTGTCTTTTATAAACTTGTCTATTGTAGGTGGAAGTGGTGAGTATATTCTGTTGAATGCTATCACTCCACGCTCACCAACAGGCTGGAAGTATGATATAGGTATGAGGTTGGGGCGAACCTTCTTCTCGTCTGAGAAGTTTATCTTTATAGACTGAATATACTTTATAGCCTTCTTATTGTCAACCCAATCCTCACCAAACGACTTGTTCATGAACTGTGCTACACGGTCAACAGCGGTCTTCAAGTCTTGCTTGTGGGATATGATACGCTGAACGCCATTCTCATCGTTGTAGAATATAGGAATGTTGGAGTTGTAAATGATAATGCCACGTTCACGACTTGCTATCTGTGTGAACTCACGGCGAAGCTCTTTATTCTTCTGAATGTATATTTGATACTGGTCTGGTGTCAAGCGAGATTCGAGTTCATCGGCTCTTACGCCAATCTTCTTCTCGTCATCTGACATGAGCGTGAGTGGGTCAATACCAGCATACTTGAACTTGAAGCGAGCTAATCTTATATTAGAGTCTGCTGTCAAGGAGAAGTCTATCTTAGGGTCGCCAGAGTCGGTGAACATCTCACGAACCTTCTGATCATCGGTGGCTGTAGGAGCATCACCGGAAGCCGTTTCCTGCCCTTCTGGCGCATCTTCTCCAGCAGCGGCATCTCCACCCTCTTTATCACCACCTTCGCCTCCCATGCCCTCTGCTGCGGCGTCTACGTCATCCTGGCTGAAGAGGTCATCCCCACCACCAGCGTCTCCACCCTCTGCACCAGCATCGGCTGGGGCATCTTCGGCAGGAGCGTCTTCACCCTCACCAGCCTCAGTCAATAGACCAAGGCGATACTTCAGATTTGTTTTAATATACTTGGTTAGGTCATCCATGGTGCGTTTCCTAAATAAAGGTATCCCCTTTATTTATACGAAACGCTTATATGCGCTTTATGACCTTGTAATCGTCGCTTGGAGTTATGGTTGAATAAATCCATGTGATAGGAAGCACGATCTTCTGTGAGTCTTGGTAGTTCAAGTCAACCTGACCCATATTCTGTGGGTGAAGGTCACGGAACTCAAACTCCATGACCTTTTCGTGGTGATTGTTCAACATGAGAAGCTTGCCAGAGACATAGAAGTTCTTATAGTAATCCATGGTGGTCAGCTTGTTGAACTCTTCCGGGTTACTGGCTGCGTAGAACCAATAAAGCATCATACGGTATATAAACCAGTGTTCATCGCCAAGAACATTTGTATTGAGGGTTCCAAATTCCAGCTTGCCCGTGATAGCCTTGAGGGTGGCAAATGTTGTCTCAATGTTGGCTGTATATAGGTTCAAGTCAGGTAGAGTGCATGACTGGAGGAACAGAGCGAAGTTCTGTGTGTCTTGGTTAGACTCACGAATGTAGTCTATTCCGCTTTTGCTTATAGCGCCAATGGTTCCGTCAAGCTTGAAGTTCTTATCGTTGGCAAACTTTGACATGAGGAACGACGAAGGTATTCTCTCAATAACAAATATGAAGTTGTTTGTATGAGCTTCGTTTATCAGCAACTCATTATTGGTGACTACTTGACAGGTCATCTTATCTCCTTGGGTTTACCCTGAAGTAGTATACCACAACATCGGTGCAATCGGTGGTGCCACCTGGGTCGCCCGATGTTCCGGAGGTTCCTGAAGTTCCCGACGATCCCGTTGTAGCTGGCGAAGAGCAATCTTCTACATTTACGGTCATGGTTATCTCGACTCGGAATATGCCAGTTCCACCACAGTCGCAATTGGTCTTGTAGCGGTATGAATACCAGCCTACCTTGCCTGTAATCGGGCACATCTCACCACCAACAACAAACTCGTTCTTCTCATTGTAAATCTTGATATCGGTCAGGTCTGCCCAACGATAGTCGTTGACCTGTTGTTGAACGGTCATGTCGGTGTAGGGACGGTTCGAGGCTATGATAGTAACCGTATCTCCGCAATAAAAATCAACTGGTGCTACTTCTGCCATATTATCCCTTTCTGAAGAATACGTCTATACTTGTGCATTTTGCGAACACTATATCTTTTATCTTAGGGCAATACTTGGTTGTGTCGGGTGCGCCTGTTGGTGGTGGGGTTGGGTTGCCAGTAATAGCAACACACTCTCCACGGTCAAACTTATTGCGCCAATGGTCAATGCGCTTGTAAGCTTCGTCGTTCCACGAATCCCAATCAAATACTCTACCGCTTGAATGTGCCATAGTGTTCCCCTATTACTATTTAGCTTTTCTTTGGGGGTTGAAGGTGAGTCATCTCGGTCAATCCATGAGTTCCCTTTAGGTTCTCAAAGCCATCCTTGACGCAAACGACATAAGATCCAGCAGCGGCACCGAATGATGTCAGCGAATCGACCTGACCCCATATAAGCCACTTTCCCGACATCATCTGGTCAACATTGGTGTCGCTCATGACCGACTTGAAGACGATATCGGCAACCTGTCCAGGTCTTCTTAGCTGGTTCATGGTCATATCAAGCTGACATGATATTCCAGAGTGAATGGTGTTGTATGAATATTCATTCTGCTTCATCTTTAGAAGACGCTTGGCATCGTTGAACGAATGCGGTCTAACCTGTGACCACTGGTTTCCGTAGTTTGATGCGTGAAGTGAATACTGACCCAATCCGCTGTAGTTCTTACGGAACGTATTGAAGTCAAACGCAACATGTTTGTTGTCGTTGATATAGTCAAACGTTGAGAAGGTTTCCCCTGACATCTGACCGAATGATGTCTTCAGACGGTTGAAGTAGTTAAAGCGACGAGTGTATATGGTATTGGTTATATCATACTTGTCGGTCTGACCTTCGTTGATATCCCTAACAGGCTCTTCGGTTCCTTGTGCAGAACGATTCGTATGCTGGGCATACTGACTTGAGAATACATGGTATTCCTTCTGCTTCATGAGTGTGTAGATAGACTTGCAGCGGAAGGTTGGCTTTTCTCCAAACTTCTTGGGAGGGTCTATGTAACAGACGTAGTATGGCATGCCATCTTTGTTGACTGCAAACTTACGAAGGTAGTTGAGAGTCTTGAGTGGCGACCAGTTTGGTATGAAGAAGTTTATCTTATCTTCTTCTGTTTCCAGAGTCTTCTCAATATCAATGTCATACCAGTTGAGAATATTAGGTATGGAGTTGACCGTATCATTCATGATGTCATATATAGTCTTGGAACGCTTAGGGTAAGTTGACTTGCTACCCCCATCCCAGCTATATGTCTTATACACGCTATTAGCAGTCATGAAGTAATGTGCAGGCGCTTCAATGAGAGAGAACTGAAGTAGATTACTTCCACGATCCCATTCCTGTGTGTTCTGTGCTTCTCTAACATCGTTTATGAAGAAGTGGTATATCTTCTCCGGAACCCCGTCAGGGTGAATGCTATTCTTGTAGCGTATTGATATGATTTCATTACCAGTCAACGGCATGAACTCTCTGGAAGCGAATCTATCATGTGTTGTCATCTTAGCTGTTCTAAAATACATATCCAAAGAGTCATGTATTTCTACCTTGAGAACACTCTCTTCCATTCTATGTTCAAAGAAGTCAATAGACTCATACGAACCTGTGAAATCGTTGAGTCTGATGATACCGATAGAGTATCCAGCATTTACTACAGCTTCAAAGGGTGAGACTCCGTTAGACATTTGACTCCGCACTTAGTTTTAGGTTCTTTTTATCGTTGACAGACTTGAAGAATAATATATCCTTTTTTATCTGTGGAAGGTATATGTCTTTTATTATCTTTATAGTATGGTTACTGTCAGGTCCCGGTGTAAAGTCTCCTGCCATAACATCGTCCAAGAACGTGAATGGGTTTGTGGCGTCATTTACTACGAGAACCAACCACCAGAGATTTATAGTTCTGTAGTATGTGTTGGATATAGAATATATAGTGTCTGTAGGTGATACGATATGGTATCTGTAAGCGTTATGAACCCCGTCTTCAGGATACACATAAGTTCTGTAGTTGTTCCACATATCCAATATAGGGGTGGATATCTCTGTCTTGTCATAGTAAATCTTCGGAAATAGATTTGTGAAACTATTAGCTGATAATATTTGTTCGTTTGGCATATGTTATCTTATTAACCTCCATACGGCTTTTTTAGAACACTGACAATTCCGTTCTTTTGTACAGCCCCGCTACTATCTTTTGTATTGAGAAGTGGCGAATTCTCAAACATAGCAATCCAATCATCGGCATACATCTTTTCAACAACTTTTATTTCAAGCTCACATTCAGCAACCATAGGTATGGTTAAATCCAACAGTTGTTTCTGTTGGTCGGTTATCTTAGTCAAATCATCGACTAATGAATGTGCTTTAACCCACGGTCCTCTAAACGAGTACGAGAAGTTTGTTATTGCACAAACATTATAAGTAAAGAACCCTGAAGAGTGTCTTACTCTAACATAGCTCGGTGGTTCTGAAATAGCTACACGCATTCCGGGATACGACGAGAGAAGATTTACCAATTGCTCTTGCGCTCCGGGTTCTTCTTGTTTTTTAGTAGCATCGTTGGTTGCCACCTGTTGTGACGTTTTATTAGGATCATCACCGGTTGTTATCTTAACGGCATTTCCATCTTTATCCTTTTTAGTTGTAACAACTTCCAGAACTCTCTTGGGGTGTGACCATGCTGTTATGGTTATAAGTGGAGCATATACGTCATTTACCCACTGATCAATTGGATTTATGCCGGGTTTACTTCCTTTACCGGAGCTAAATAATATGAAAGGTATCTTGAAACTGACCTTATCAGTCTTCATATAGGTGTCTTGCTTATCAAGGGTTATCTTTTTCCTCGCTGTATTATTTGCAAGATTTTCAGCGGTGTTTATTATTCCACTAGCAGAATCCAATAATCCAGCCACCGTATCAAGTATCCTCGACATAATGCCGTCGCCTTCACCCCATTCATGTGAGAAACCAAACTTCAACCAATCAGTCGAAGAAGGTGCTATACGCATTGTGTAAAGAGTTTCCGTAGGTTTTCCTCCATTTAAAACCATCTTTACAAGATCGCCGTCCTTCTCCGGTTTTATAGTCACCGGCTTATTACCAATGAACTCAAGGATAACTTCGTCAATAGCACCGTCTCCAGGCTCCGACGATTCTGGATTCATAACCTTGACACCTGAGAACTGCGGACCCTTTAGGAACGATAGATTGACTGCATCTATCTTCTTAGCGCCTGTTCTCTGGATACCAAACGCCTTACAGGCATCTAAACTTGGAACATATAAGTCTGGAGCATTAGCCATTAGATTTTACCCCCATTGAACGAGTTATTACTCATAAGTTTAGTCATCTCAAACTGCTTGTCATGACCTCCCGAGTTTCCACCCGTTCCGACAGCCCCTATTATGTTCTTCTCCATAGTCTTCAGTCTTCCTGCGAGAGTATCTATCCCCTCGCTAATCTCATTCATGGTGTTCTGCATGGTCTTGGCGTATTCTGGTGTTCCCATACTGTTGCCAACATTAGAAACGAAGTTGCCCAATCCACCAAACTGTACAGGAACGGCAGGCTTGCGGTTATTGTCAATCTGGTGAACATATGAGCCATTGTTGCCAACAGCAGCTAAGAGTGTCTTATCTCCAATGCTTACATCGCCTATGACGCTGAGAATCATATTGTTCTTATCGTCAGCTTTCGGTCCACCGGCAGCACCGCCAGAAGGAGCAGCCATCTTTGTTAGTATAGCAGCGAAGAATCCGCCGCCGAGCCAGCCAGGAAGGTTAGCCAAGCCAGATATGATACCATATACAACATTGTAGATTGAGTCGAGAGCTACCTGTATGATAGGCAGAAGTGGCTTGAAGTTGCTCCACAGGAAGTCAACAAGCGGCTTGAAGAATGGTAGGTAGGTGTCGAAGAAGTCGCTGAGTATCTTCGAGAAGTTATTACCACTGGAACCACTGAGTGGAATAACGGCTTCTGGTCCAGCTTCACCTATAACAGCTTTTGTTGGTCCTGTTACGATGCCGCCTTCAGCGAACCAGTTGAATGGATTGAGAGCGTCACTAATGCCGCCTATTATGTTCTTTACACCGCCCATAAGTTTATCTGGAAGGTCTGATATATATTCCCAGGTCTTCTTCAAGCTTCCCCAAATACCCTCAACGGTACTTGAGACGGATTCCCATCCTGACTTTAGAATTCCACCAATCCACCCAAAAACCGACATGGCTATATCCGAGTAGTAATCCCAAGCCACCTTGAATGTATCCCAAAGCCACATGATAGGTATGAGAAGGCTATCACCGAGCTTCTGAAGTATTATAAGAAGGCTTATGACCTTATCAAATAGAAACTCTGTGAACCTGTCGAACATTCTCTTTACTATAACGCCAGCACCAGTAAAGTCTCCAGTGAATATGGCTTTTATCAATCCAATAGAATCAACTAAGCTGTTCCACACCAAGCTGATATAGTCTTTTATGAACGAGTATACCCACTTGAAAGCATCCATAAAGAATCGCATGAAGGGCATGAATATGCCGAATAGGAACTTGAATACCGGTCCTATGATTGGAAGTTTAGAAAGGAACTCTCCAAAGTTTCCGAATATATTGAATATATGTTCGAAGGTGCTTGATACATAGGCTACTATACGATCCATCAGTCTAACTATAATCTTGCCAGCACCAACGAAATCGCCGCTGAATATACTATCAACGAAATCATACACATCTGTTATGATTCCCCAAATGAACTTCAAGGTATCCCAAGCCCAATAGACGAACTCCTTGAGGTTGTTCCATGTCATTATGAGGAAGTCAACGACATATTGCTTGATGAATCCCCATACCATTTTTATCTGCTTACCAAAGTGCTTCCACAGTAAGAAGAGAACTATTACTAATAGGATAACGGCAGCAACAACTATAAGTATGATTGGTAATACGGTCGTAAAAAAAGTTACAGCCATTGATATGAGCGTAGGAAGTATAACACGGAATATGGTTTTCGATATCAACGAAATCGCACTCCACATTCCCGAAATCATCTGCATAGGAGATGCGAAAGCCTTCATCATTCCCTGCATCTTGAATAGCCTGTCTCTGAAAGCATTAGTCTTATCAGAAATCTCCAGCAGCTTGGCACCAAATGGTGAATCCTTTAGCTTCTGTCTTTTATCATGTTCCTTTATGGCAGTCTTGAAGCTAACAGGGTCGAGTTTCGTTTCAAGCTCTGTCATCTGCTCAACAGACATATTCTCAAGTTCAAGAGCTAACTTCTCGGTACTCATAACTTGATATTCGGATACCTGTTTGACCAACGTTGTGGTCATGGCTTGGTTATTTGCTATAAATGCAACATCGTTATACGAAGTCATCATCATAGTAGACATAGACCTGACCGTAAACAATATACTCTTCACATCAGCTTGTATTATTCCAAGAGAAGTCTTTATAGTCTTGAAGAAGTTGCTGATAGAGCCAAACATAAGCATGTCTTCTTCATCAGATTCTTCCGTCTTCTCAGGCGAGGCTGAACCAGCAGCCTTACCGCCCGACAACAACTTCACAATGTAGTCTATCTTGAACATTGACTCAACTTGATTAGCTAACGCCTGGAACAGAGTCTCGTCTATGTTCTTGACGTTCATCTGTAAAACACTGTATAGCTTCTTAGAATCAGTTACACCCATTTCTTTGAGGGTGGCTTCAAACTCGCTAATTGTATTGGTTAGGGTTTGAACGTCTTTCTCATTTCCACCCTTCTTAGCAGTATCAAGCTCATTTTGCTTCTGCTGTATCTGTGTAACTATATCAAAAATCTGCTTAATAGTCGGCTCTGGTGGACGCCCCTTAGCTTCCATTTGAATTAGTTTATGCGCAGATGCAATATCAATGGGCATATGTTACTTCTTGCCGTTGTTGGGTATATTCAGTCCGCTCATGCCAGCACCCATTGCGTTTGCAATGGTCTTGCATATGATTTCGACAGCCTTCTTAGCGAATTCGAATGTATTTTTGATGAACTCGTTCTTATTATCCATCTCCTTCTCGAACTTCTGCTTGAAGAAAGACTTATAGTATTCGAATTCAACACAAGACAATTCCTCCGCCTCCCTTATATTTATAGAAGACGAGGAATATATGGTTATTTCAAGAAGTTCATTGAGTACCTGTTGGTAGGCACCCGCCTGCATCAACTGATAAAAAAAACGGCGACGTTTGCCTCTTCATCTGAGGTATGTTCGCACTTCTCACACTTGAACTTGAATGGTATCTTGACACCGAAATCGGTGTTCTTGATATAGTCGGTTATAACCTCAAGGTCACGGTTCCCAAGGTTCTCGAAGAACTCAATCTTCTCTTCAATCTTCATAGGAACTTCGGCTGTTATATCGTTCTGGCTCATAACTATCTTGCTGATATATCCAGCCATCATGATAAACTGGCGTTCCGACATGAGAGTAATCTTCTTGTCATAGACAATCTTCTCAAGCTTCTTTTCATCGGCTCTACGAACTGGTCCAAGGATTATCTTAATAGCGCCACCGGCAGTTGTTATGGTTCCACCAGTCTTTGGCTCTTCAAAGTTCTTAGTGACAATATTTGCCATGCTGAATGGTATGTTCTTGTTTATATGCTCACATTTTGGGCATTGGTGAACAAGCTGAGTCTCGTCACCCGAAGCGGCTCTACGAATGCTCACAAGAATCTGATAACGCTCCTGAACGGTGAGGTCATCAGTCTCTCTACCATCCTCCAATGTTACATACTTCTCAACAATGTCATCAAGATTCTTCTGGATGAGCTTTTCATCCTTGGTTTCTATGGCTTTGAGAAGGTCTTTCTTGTCTTTGACCTTCATAGGCTTTACAAAGGCTTTTCTTCCCGAATAGCACAAATCTATTGATAGTTCGTCACCGCTGGAAGTAGCGTAAAGCTTCTTCAAATCGGTCAAATTGAACGATGGCTTGTCATCAGACATAGTATCTCTCCTAAGTATATTATAACATCACACAGGTATAAACTAATTGTTTTCAGATACCCTTGTAAGGGTTGATAGTCGCACGGTTGAACTTCTCAATGTTATTATTGATGTCCTTACCCAAGTAGTTCCTTATACGGAATCTTAGGGGTGGCGAATATCTGAAACTCATCCAGTTAGCGTAATCAAGGAATCCGGCTGGATCCGGGGTGTTTATATCACCAGTTGCAAACGGGTTCAAGGCTTTGAAGTTGGATAGGAAGCCGAAGGCAGAGTCATCGTTGGAAGCTATGCCGTTGATGTTCTGTTCTTTATTACCTTCAGGGTCGGTAAGAAGAGTTTCTTCGGCTGATGTGTTGTTTATATTACCAGTATCGTTCCCCGGATCATCCATCCAAACATCCTCATTACCTTCGGCATCGGCAAGCTTATCCTCATTCAAACTTCCACCATTTATTTTACTGTCAATTTGAGGTTGTGTTACACCATCATACTTTTTACCGAAGTGATAATTTACAGCATACGCGGAGTTACTTGAATCAATTTTAGATTCTTCTACCTTAGATGTATTACCAGCAACATCGGTGTTTATTATATAATAATCGTATGAGAAGGTAACTGTAAATGTTTCCACTTCTTTATTACCCTGGTCAAGATTTATTTCACCGACTCTTGATGGGTATAAACCAAAAAACTCATAACCACTGACTACTTGACCATCTTTAGATAGCTGAAGAACTCTAACACCGTTCTTCTTGTATGAACCAGCCATAAATGGAACTTGGCGAATTGGATCATATATGAGAGAAGACCATGCCATAAACTTATGTCTAAGCTTGTGGTACTCATCCGCAAGAAATGTAACAGACCAATCATCAAATGTAGCATGACCAGCCATCTTATACTTAGAACCCTGAAACTCAAATCCTTTGTCTTCAAGATTATATGAAGGCAGTATGGTAGACTTCGCAAGCATGGTTAGTGCCTGCGAATTATCTTCCATCTGAGGAATATGAATTTGGAATAGGTATGACCGAGCAAAATCACCAATCAACGTTCTAAAATTATAGAGGTTGACTGAGGGTACTCCGTCATTAGTATTAGACACTTCCGGAGCGGTTGCGTCGGAAGTGCCTATTGTCAATAGAGGCATCAATCCTCCTTATTATGCGCCACCAACTGGACCAGATGTTGTAGCACCGACGATAACGTTTGAACCCATGAATGGAAGAGCGTTTGTAACGGCATCCACTGTGAGTGACGAAGCATCAGCACCAGCACGAACTGCGTAGAAGTCATAGTTGAACTCTACTGAGAACTTCTCTGGATCTTGTTCGCCATGACCGAGGGATATTTCACCAACGGAGACAGGGAACATGCCAACGAACTTGTAAACGAATACTCTCGAACCAACACGGTTCAACTGAGAAACTGTGATATTATCAGACTTGTAGAACAATGGCGAGCCTGCTACCTGACGCTGGGCGTCATATATAGAACCCATCCACTGCATGAAGCGCAAACGAATTTCGTGAGCGTCATCGGCAAGGAACTCGCAAGACCAGCTTCCGCCGAACTCAGCGGAAGTTGCTACCTTGTACTTCAATCCCTGGAAGTCGATGTCGGCGGTTCCAATCTTATACTCAGGAAGCTTCGTTGTACGAGCAAACGCTGTCATCTCTATTGGATCAGAACCAATAGCAGGAATGTTGACCTCGAACAAGTGTGGTCTTGAGTGATCCCCTATGATCTTTCTGAAATCATAGAGGTTTCTATTACCCTGTGGAAATGGCATATGCTTCTCCTGTTATTCTTTTATTAGATTCCGCCCGACTTACCGACAACTTCGGTGAAGCTGACGCCAGTTGAAACTGCTGTGAATATCAACTTGATGAATTCGATTACACGGTTTGGCTTGACCATGATTTCAGCGATGAACTCGTTACGGTCGATAACATCTGGTGTGTTATTCGATGCGTCAGCAACAACGAGATAATCGGTTACGCCACGACGGGACTTGATATCTGCCAAGAATCCATTGACAAGACCTGTGAATCTGGATCTTGTAACTTCATCATTGAACTCGAAGAGGAAGTAACGAGCCAACTTTTCGATTGAACGCTCCATGTGGAGGAACAAGCGACGGACATTGATACGGTCGAATGCCGATGGCTTTGCCTGAAGGGTCTTCTGACCCCAAATGACGATTCCCTGACCAACGAAGTTAGGAATTGGGTTGACTCTGTTGTAGTAGAGTGTGTCTCTCTGTGCCTTGTTAGGGTTGATAGCGACTCTATTGATACCAGAGATGATACCACGGTTCAAGCCTGCGGCTGCGAACCATGGGTCGTACTGGAAGTCAACACGGGCAAAGATTGCGCCGACCTGACCTGTTACTGGAACCCAGCGGAACTTCTCGTTGTAGAAGTCGAACACTTCGAAATACTGACCATAGATAGCCGAGTATGACGAGTTGATATTCAACTCTGTATTGACGTAGTTAGCAACGTTGGTGTAGACACGAGCAACTGGCTTTGCAGTTGAAGTGTTTATCATCTTGCCAACTGGAACGTTGAGGATAGCCATGCAATCCTTACGAACATTCTTGCAGATATCGTCAAGTGAACGCTTCAGAATGGTTGGGTAGTCTGGATCAAGAAGGATATCGACTTCGATTTCTTCCTTATTGCAGAAGAATGTTCTCCATCCAGTTTCAATCTCTCCAACAAGGTCGAAGATATTGTCGGTAAGAGCGCCTGCTCCACCAAGGCTACGAAGACCAGTTGAGAAGATATCATATCCGGCAGCGGCGATATCATCAGTTCCAATGAAGAAGTAGATGTAGTTCGAGTTGCCGTTTACAAGGTCAGGACCGAACATCTTGTTTCCAAGAGTGTCACGCTTGTCCTTGAGCTTCGAGCCGAGATACTTCTCGAAGAGGGTTCCTGCCGAGTAAACAAAGAGAGCGAACTCGTCCTGCTCTGCGGTTACTTCTGGTCCGTATTCGAAGCCAGTCCACTGTTCAAGCAATCCACCGTTTACATCCCATTCATTAGCCGAAGACTGTGCTGGGGTAATGATAAGATCATCACGGAGAACGCTGTTCGAAAGGTAATCACCAACGTCGGTGAAGATTGGGTTCGATGTTGATGGTGGGGTCAATCCGCCCCAAACTTCGTATCCAGGGTCGCCTGACATGGTGCCAGGAGCCGAGCCGTAGTAATACTTGTAGATTATAGCCTGACGCTCCTGAGTGGTAGCAGCCTGGGCAAGCTCATCCTTGAATCCAACGAGAACTGCATAGTCTTCTGCGTTTACGATATTGACCTGAACGCCTTCATAGAAAGGACCAGCGCCAACTGCCCAAAAGTGGAACGATTCGTTAGCAAGAGCATCATTTGCAGTTGCACCGAAAACAGGGTTTCCACCATCAAGAGCAAGAGGGGTGGTGTCAGGAACATTGTCGTAGGTTGCTGGGAAATACTTGGCTTCAAGTGGGGTTGCCCACTCACCAACCATACCACCGGACAAACCGATGGTCAATCCAGCGCAAAGTGTATCTTCATTCTCAACACGAACAACCTGAAGCTGGTTAGAGCCTTCAAGGAATGCCTTGGCTGTGAAGAAGTGCTGATAGTTGACATCATCTGGAGCGCCGAATGCATCGTAGTAATCCTTCTCAGTATTGATAAGGGTTCTTACATTGAGTGGTCCGCGCTCGGAAGCGACGACTATAGCACCAACGGAAGAAGTGACCGTAGGAATACGGAGCGATACGTCGCGTTCGATAATGTCAACACCGGGAGAGAGATTTGCAGATCCAGCCATATTATGCTCCTTAGTCTGTTCTTATGTATTTATAAAGGTTTACTTGTGCCGCAGAAGAAAAATGCATTCCGTGTTCATGCATTTATTTATACAACTTGACTTTAGCTTCTCAAGTATTATCCTATACCTAACTGATTGCGGAAGTTTTCTACTTCGGTATCAGTTCCATAATCACGACTTCCACCCAAAGCTCGCATAAAACTCTTCATTGATTCCTCGTCATTTTGCTGTTCCTCGGTGGCAGGAGCAGTATTCATCACCTTATTCTTCATTATGAAGTGAAGGTGGTCTTCCCAATACTTCGACCTAAGAGCATACGAAGCCCAATATCCAGAGGCTACCGTGTCATCGTGGAAGTTTCTTCCTTGACGAGCCTGGAATACCCCTGTTTTTACCTCTTCAAAGTATGACAACTCGGTTATCATGTCTTGTGCGTGAATTATCATCTTCTTGGATTCTATGTCTTCCTTGAAGTATGTCAGAGCCAGCGGCTTGGTCTTTACGTTGCCGTTTACTCCATATTCTCCCTTGTCATAGTCATACCATGTATTATCGTAGCCTTCTTCATAGTAAAGGTTCTGAACAAGCACATGACCAAGATGGTTGTTTTCAACAATAGCTACGGCATTATTATACTTTCTGGATATCTGAAGAACCTTATCCTTGAAGTCAAACACTGATATATCGTTACGACGGAACATGGCTACCTGTTCTATTTTTCCGTTGGTATGCCAGTCGGTTGCGTCGAATACGTTGGCTACATGGAAGTCGGTATTTGCTCCCTTAGCAACGTCACATGACACGAGGTATAGACGGTCAGTAACAGGCTTCTTCCACATGTAGAAACCTTCTTCTGGATAGAACGGCGGATCCGTCGCCTTCATCTGTTCAAGTGTTTCACCATCTATGAGGGTATATGACGAACCTGTAAAGGAACACGCATATTCCTGAGCAAACTTGACTTTTCCTATGGATTGAATCTGAGATTCCTTCCAAGCTTCGTCACGGTCGGGATGTCTATCCCAGGTGATCTTCATCGCCTTCCAAGTCTTGTTCTCTCTCGAAGTAGCAGACTTCCAAAGCTGATAGAACTTACCTGCGGTTCCGTTCGGTGTGGAAACTACGACGATATTACCACCTGTGCTGAGTGTAGGATAGTTGGATACCCAAAACTGTTCTGCGATGTTTTCAGGAACGAATGCGAACTCGTCACAGAAGAGCAATGAAACGGATTCACCACGGATAGCGTCTTCGGAGGTAGCACGGGCGAATATACGGGATTCGTTCTCAAACTTCAGTTCAAGCTGGTCATACTTCTTGACGCCCGGCTTCATCCAGGCAGGAAGCATTTCATAGCCCTTCTTGATATCGTCAACGATGGATACAGCGGTTGACTGCTTGTTAGCAAGAATAGCAATGGTCTTAGAAGGGTTGAATATAGCGAACCAAAGCAGGTATATGGAAGCGCAGGTAGTCTTACCAAGCTGACGAGCAGCCATGAAGATATTCTGCCTGTTATTCTTCATGTTTTCAATCATTTCACGCTGGAACGGGAAGAGCTTGATAATCTCTTCTCCACGAACCGGGTGAATGATGGTGTAATACTTCTCAGCGAAATAAGTGATGTCGGCTGCGCAGCGAGCAAGCTCCTGCAACATGAGTGCGGTAAATTCTATCTTACGCCCTGGCTTCACTATATAGCGGTCATCATATGCAATAGGCATTAGGTTTCATCCTCTGGAAACGGTGTTCCCGGCGAGTTCTTATTGATTTCCTCAACATGAGCTTCGGCTTCTACTTCCTTCATGTTGGAGAATCCCTGTTGCTTTATGGCTTTCAGGGCATCGGTTACAGAACCTATAATAACTACGTTACTTGGTCCGTTTCCGTTTGGAAGGTTGACGGTTGAAGACTTTTCCTTTATATCAACTTTACGCTCTTCAAGGGCAAGCTTCTTCTTATCGTTCTCAACTTCTCCAAGCTGCTTTACAGCGGATGTTACAGCGTTAGCCATTGCCGCCATACATTCAACAGAGCGACCACTTGGGTCGAGAGTCATTTCATCCTGCATTTGACGAAGCGATGCAAGCCCCGTCATGGTTATTTCTTTGAGTGCTTCCTTGATGAACTTTTCATCTCCAAGGTCTTTGGTCTTCTCAAGTTTGGCACGAACCTTATCAAGCTCTTCCTTGCGCTCAAGATAACGCTTACGCTTTTCCTCTTCATCCATACCACGTTTGGTCTTGTCTGAAGGACCGGAATCAAAATCCTTCATCTGGTCAGAGATGTCAAGGATCTTATCTATTTTATCTTTTGATATTTTATTGCTCATAAATCATTCCCCATTATTATATGGGTTATCTAAACCTTTCTGAACTTCTTCATCTGGAATATCATAAAGATAGCCATTTTGAGGGGTTTCGTTAGGATTTGGTGGGTTTGGATTTGTGCCAGTAAGAGGATTACTTGGATCAAGTTGATCGTGATACGTCCAGCCCATATAGTCACTCATGTTCTGGTCGAACTGAACTCTATATGCCCAAATCTTCTTATCCATGTCAAGGAAGTTCGATGATCCTGAAATGTCAGGAAGAGTTACAACGCTAATAGTATCACCCTGAACATTTGGATCAACTGGTGATCTTCTTGACATATCGGCACCAATGCGAGTAGTGATTCTCTTGATTGGTTTGCTGATTGGAAGCTGGGGCTTATAGAAGTTACACTCCATCTTGAAGCCGAGATTACATTGAAGAACTCGTCTGTCAGGGTCGGCAATTTCAACTACGAAATTTGGAGCAACGCTTTCGAGTGTTACTTTTACTTGTCGTTCGTTACCGGTTCCTCGCTCATAAAGAGATACAGGAGCCTCGGGATTGAAGAATGGAAGTATGTTCTCAAGTATTTGAGCCATATCATCCATATACTTCGTCCAGATGGAAAGCTCAAAGTTAAGGTCATATGGAACTGTCTGCATATCCATGATAAGCTGTGGTTCGTTGGCATCGTCGTAATCGACTGCAATTCTTCTCTTTTCCAACTGCCCACGTTGACGTTCTGAGTTTCTTGTTATTCCGTTCCAAACTATGGATATACGAGGTAAGTAATTTGGCGGTGTTTTGTCAGGAGTATTTGGGTCAGCAATCAACTCAGATACTACTTTCTCCTTCGGCGCAAGTGTAACCGGAACAGGCTTCCAACCAATAGCTTTACCATCTTTGTCGTAGTTTATTATAGACATCTCATTGAATATGTCGGCAAATGCTGCCACATGAGTCCAGATGACTTTATTATAGAAAGTAATTATACATAAAGTATTTACCCGCCTTTCATAACAGAATCTAAAGTATCAACTATCCTCTGCCATGATAGTGAATATGGTATTTCTACCAGTTTTATATCCTTTGTAATACAGAAGTTTCTTAGCTTTTCATCTCTATTCTTCTGCGTATTGAATCTTTTCTCACCACCGAAATATTCCACAGGAACATAATGTTGTTTTCCGTTATATTCTATTATTGTGTTTATTTGCGGTATATAAAAATCTACAATGTATTTGCATGTTATGTCGCGAAAAGTAAAATGATAACTGAATTCAATCTTATTGTTCTTTAGATAGTTCAGTATATCTTTCTCCCTCTTATGCGTTCTGAGATTTGGGTTTCCATACCCTCTAAATATATTGTTTGGCAGGCACTTCCATGTATCTCCAGTTTCTAAACACATCCATTCTATAGGAGTGGAGGCATTGATATAATCACCAACCCTTTTTATTTTTCTATCTTTCAATCTATCATCTATTATACTATTATTCAATCTAACGTGATTGTTTTTTCCATTTTTCTTATATTTACTAATCACATTTGCTGGGGTATCTTTCCACCTATATCCAGTTTCATCCATCCACTCTATAGCAACATTAGCTGTAATATATTCTCCACATCTATGTATTCCGGTTCCGCACAATCTATCGTCAATAACTTTATTATTCAATCTTCTATTTCTATTATTACATATTGGGCATGGTGATAAATTATCTTTTATTCTGTTTTTTATGTTTATAAGAATAGAAGAGAACTCTTTATTACAGGGTTTACAAAAAAACACAATAGGAGTGCAATTATTGATGTAGTTTCCAACTCTATTAGAGTCGGTTTCTTTTATAATTGAGTCAACGTAGTCATTATCGTGTTTCATATGATATATTTATAATAAAGTTATTTGTCTTACCACTGTCCCCAATCCAATTTATCCTTTCCGCTTCTACTTATTATACCACGTCCTCCAGGCATAACCGGATTTCCATGCTCGTCAACTCCATCTGCAATTTCTTGAACAGCTTCATTGTCGCCATGGTAGGCACCGTCACGGTTCTCTTTGGTAAGCCCAGGAACCTTGTATTTCTCTCTTGTTTCACCGTCAGGGTTGATAAGATCGGCAGGAGCATTTGGAAGCACATTACCCTCGCTATCTGTATGACCGTAACGCTCACCATCACCGATTTCAGCGGGAGATATCTCACGCTCCTTACAAATGAGTGTATATGTTGTTCTGTGACCGAATATGTTGCCCTGAACACCAAGAGTTGACTCGGTGACATGCATAACCTCAAATACCTGCGTTGTCAAGTCTTTTACAAATGTGAACTGGTCTGCTGGCAGTGGCTTACGCCCAACAACATCTCTAAACGACTGCTGGTGAAGGTGCATGGTGAACTCGACTTTGTTCATCATACCATACATGCTGAAGTTTACATTCTCTTGAACGGTTCCGCCCTCTATAATAGCAGTGGTCATTACCTTACGAGTATACTTCTTATTTGGGTCTTCACCAAATATCCTATCTTTATTAGGGTCAACTTCGGCTGGGAAATACTCAACGGGTATGCCATAGATATTGAATATCTCTGTGGCTATGTTATCATAGAACTCAAACTCAGCGGCGTTTGCCATCGCCCCTTTGTATTGATCCCAAAATTGTTTCTGGTCTAATCCATTAGTAGCCATTTCATTTCCTCAACCTTATTTATAATTTCAGAGTCATTTAGCCAATATGGTAATTCTACTAATACTATTTGATTTTCCTCGCAATATTTTTTCACAGCACAGTCTCTAACCTTCTGCAACTCAAAACATTTTTCCGCTCTATCATAACTCATGCCACCAAACCTTACAGGTTCGTAGTGCTGTTTACCATTATACTCAATTATTATCTTCTTTTTACCTTCTATGAAGAAATCTACTATATATCTCTTTCCATTGTAAAAGATTGCCTTTTGATAATCAATACATTCGACAGATTTTTGTAACAACTCTTTCACAAACCGTTCTCTCTTTCTTTTGCAAAAAGGGCAGCCATATCCATGCCATATTATCCCTATAGGGCTTTGGAGGAATATTTCATTGTCAATATTACATCTGAAATGTATCTTATCTTTCATTCTTTTTATAGAGTCTAAACGTTGAATATTCTTATTACAGTTTCTTATTTCAAGGTCTATCTGTTCTTCGCTCTTGTATGTGTTGTAACATAAAGGGCAAGGAGTTTTTTCTTTTATAATATTTCTGGCGCGGGATTCCTTCCATATATGACCATCTTTTAGACATTTCATTTTTATAGGTGACTCATATCCCATATAGTCTGATATTCTTACAACATTCTTATTTGCAATAGATTTATCAAACTCTTCGTTTGTCATACGAACACCACCATTACACTTTGGGCACCCATTCCCTTGGAGTATTTTATAGGGTTTGGATGCCCAAACGTTTCCGCATGTCACACACGAGAAATCTATTTTAGTGTGTGCAGTAACGTAATTACCAACTCTGGTTACACCTTTTGATTGAAGCAACACATCAATTTTTTCATTAGTATAAGCTGTGCGTGGCATAAATATCCTCCACACACTATTTATATAAACTATGCAAACCAGAAGGGTCTAGCCGGATAATTGTATTTATTATCCTCAATCTCCTTTTCCAGCTTCTCCTTTTCTTCCTTGCCTTCTCTGATATAGAACTCGCCATTTACGGTAGCACCGCCAGCAAACGCTATACCAGAATACTTTGACACGTTATAACCACATTGTATCTTGCACAATGCTGCTATATAGCGTCTTATCCATATGTTGTCAAATAGAACTCCATCTTCTACTCGTGACCATACTGGTAATATAATAATTCCTTCACCCTTGGGGGCTGGTGATAAGCGAACCTTTTTACTTTCTTCCATGAACTGAACATCCATCTTGACAGTATAACGTTGCTTTATCATTTCAAGATATTGAAGACCAAGTTCATATCCAACGAGGTCAGCGCCACCACCCGAGCCACGGGTTCCCTCGCCCCCTCTGGAGCCAAATGAATTGAACTGACCAAAGGAGCCTGGGGTCCACATGGAAGTGCCTACAGAGCCAAATCCAGCCCCTTGCAAGCCACCTATACCCGTTGACATGATACCAAGACCAGTGAGAGCAAATCCTCGCTCAAGCATAGGTTCTGTGGCATACTGTTGGTTTGTAGTTGTTCTTGACGAAGCCATGACATCACCTACAGCCACGACATTTCTTGGAAGCTGATACTCCTGCTTATATACAAGGAATGGTTCAGCCGATATTCCAACGCATAGACCTGTTTGATCAACGTAGTCACGGGTGTCAAATTCATATCTACCGTCAGCGTCTACAGTGGTCAACACAACAGCCTTTGTGTGAATGATGATGTAGTTTTCTTCGTGACCAGTTCCACCAGCATGGAAGGTGTAATAGTCTATAGCCTCATCCATGAGGTTGTCTATTTGCGACGGATCAATAGGTGGTTTGATGGCTGGAGCGCCAAGAATCTTGTAAATCCAGTCAGTCAGCGATGCTCTTGTATTGACTTTCATGTGGTATCCTCAACCCTTATTTATCATTCACATGATTGTCTACAAGTTTTGGTTTTAGTTCAAATCCTTTAGAATTGAGAATAAGAACTTGTAAAGCTCCATGCGGTCATCGCTTACTTGTGAGTAATCTATACCAGCATCATCCATTATCTTCTTCAATTCATGCTTCTTTATAAGCATCCATTCACGAGGGGTTTTGGCTTTGAGCGACTTTAGTAGCTCTGGCTCAAACCCTATTGTTATGGTTGGCTTTGGTGGGGGCGGCTGCTTGAACATGACACACTCACACGATGACCAATGAACTGGACCACCATATGATCCACCGAAGCTATACTTTCCTCGTCCATGACATTTGCGGCAATCTTTGTCTGCGTGTGGATTATCTGGCGGTTCTTCAGTGTCTCTTGGAACAAACGATTCCATTGCTGGAACGTCGGTTATAGTAAACACGTTTCCATTCTGTAGTATGCCGTTGTTTGATGTTAATGTTTCACCAAACGTCTCAAATATAACCCCAGGAAGCCCGTTGACGATTTCATAATCAGCGACGAAACGCTCACCGTTGCCTATTTTAGTAGGAACTCCGTTTATTCGTAGAGTAATGAAACCGTCAGTGATTTTCCTGAAGATCGCCTTACGCATAGTTATCCCCTGAGAGGTCCGAGCTTATCATTAAACTCATCGACACCATTACCAATCTTATCACGGCGAAGTTTGGCGGCTTCTTCAAACTCTTTGAGTCTGTCTCTTGCTTTAGCAACCGTATTTGTCTTACGTTGTTCTGGCAATTCACCAGCATTTAGTTTGCTAATCTCCTGCTTGAGAAGTTCATATTCTTCCTCAAGCTCGGCACGGCGCTTACGAAACATACCAGACATACGAACATCCATGTTTGGTCCCGACATAGCCTCAAGCTTCATGGTTGCAATAACAATGCCCTTCTCAACCTCTTCCATTTCTTCTTGACGGCTCTGTAACATGAATCGTATAAGTTTATCTTTATCGTCTCTTGTCATAGTATTTCCTCTTACTAAAGATTATATCATACAAAAAAATAACCCCCGTCTTGCGACGAGGGTTATTTCACCTTTTAGGATTTTATACTAACTTAGACCGATCCCGAGAGAGCCGATGAAGACAATCCACGAACGTCGATGTAGCGGTAGTAGTTTTCTGCACCGAAGAGATTGTTGCACATGCCGTAACGGGTCATGACGCCAATTCTTGGGTTGAAGGAATCCTGACCAACAGCTTCGAGGAACTGGAGCGGAACGTATGGGAGGTAAACGATGCCAGAGTCAGCATCATCGCGTCCCTTGTATCCGACAACAGCGTAGTCGCGTGTTGCGAACATATCACGGTAAACCGTGAAGCGTCCGATTGTTCCGACCTTAGCAACACCCGAAACTTCAGTTGCGAGGTTGGTTGCTACGGAGCTAAGAGCGAACTGCTCAAGAGCTTCGACTGCTGCGCAGACGGTTGGCGAGCAAAGGATGAAGTTACCTGCTCCACGACGGGTAGCGACGGCGATTTCATTCGATGCCTTGAGGAAGACGGTGTAAAGGGTTCTGAACTTTTCCTGCTCCCAACGTCCATCGGCGGTGCCGAAGGTGCCAGAACGGTAGTCCCATACCAATACTCCACCGACCTGAGCAAGAGCAATTATGTTAGCCTTTACTTCTGCGTCGATTTCAGCAGCAACTTCGTAAGCAAGAAGGTCTGACAACTGTGCAGCAATGTCAACATTGTGCATGTTCTTCAAATCCTGCTGTGCTTCATGCGACCAACGAGCAGCGAGCTTGCGGGTCTTAGCTTCAACAGTCTGCTTCTCAACGGAGAGTCCCATGTAACGAATGCGATCCATTTCATCGACGCCCTGCCAGTGAGTTTCACCAAGACCTTCAGCGTCTCCGGTGTTGTATCCGCCGCGTGGCGAGAGTCCTGCATCAACATCTCCACCCTTTACCTTACCAGCGTCAACAGTGGTTGCCCATGCGGTGTTGAAGTCAGCGGAGGTTGGGAGGGTTGTTGCGGTTGTTGGGTATCCGCCCGAGTAGAGAGCTTCTACCGAGTTGAATCCAGCTTCCTTGCCTGGGAATCCAACCTTCGAATTGAAGTCGCTCTGGTAGCGATAACGGAGGGCATATGCCAATCCGACTGGTGTGAACATTGGCTGAACGCCAACAAGTTCGTTTGTTACAAGTTCAGGGAAAACACGAGCAACGAGCGGCATAGCGATAGCCTGGAATCTTGCGATACCAGTAGCTCCACCGACGTTGGATGCGGTTCCGGGAACGGAAACAACTGAGCCGCCAGCAGACGATGCTGCTTCGTTGAGTTGATCCTTGAAGTAACGATTTTCCTGCTCAAGTAACTGAGCGGTGATTTCAGCCTTACGATCATCGCGAATGTGTTCGATCATTGGCTTCCACTTCTTGAGAAGTGCGTCTCTGATATTGTCCTGTAGTGCCATAAATACCTTTCTATAGTATTGTGTTGGTTAGTGATTTATATACGACGGTTCAAGCGGTCGAGAGATTTCTTCCACGAGTCCATCTGTGCGCCTCCGCTGGTTGCGGCTGGTGAGGAAACCTCTTCCTCTATTTTTGCCAACTGCTTCTTTGCGGATTCAGTAATAACTGGCTTTGTAGCAACCTGGGGCTTTGCGGCAGTAACAGTCTTCTGGACTGGCTGCTTGACACTCTCGTTGATTATGTAATCTTTGATAGCGTCAAACTTGCGCTCTACGTCTACGGCTGATGTACTCTCAAGGAGTTTTGCAGCACGAGCCTTTTGAGCCTGGGTCATTCCCTCGGTCAACTGACCAATCTTTACCTTCTTTTCCAAATCTCTAACCTGGGCAGTCAACGTGACTGCTTCTTTCACTTTGGCGTTGAATTGCTCGGAAAGGGACTCGCTATCCTTCTTCGCAGCCTTGAGGGCTTCGTATCCGGTAGAGTCGAGCTTTATGTAGTTCTTGGTGAAGGTATTTACCATACCTTCAACGAGTCCTTCATATGCCTTTGCCTTGCTGGCTGCTTCCATAATGCCCTCTGGAATATGCTTAGGTATCTCAGACTCAAGGTACTGATCTATCTTTTCAAGCAAATCCTTACGGTACTTACTAACGTCTTCAGCAAGAGCAGCCTCTTGCTTTATTCTGAAATTCTTTGCTTCTTCGACCATCTCTGTCTCAAGGACGGTACGATATTCAGCGGCGACTTCTTCTACCATCTTCTCAACCTGAGTGCGGTATTCTGTCGATGTTTCCTCAACAACCTTTACTGTCTCTTCCTTGAAGTTGTTGAGTTCTTCAAAGAGTATGCCTTCCTTCTTCTTGAAGGCTTCAGCGAGTTCGCCTGCAAACGTCTCAGCTTCCTTCTTGAATGACTCAGCCTGTTCAGCGAGCTTCTTCTTGGCTTCCGCAGCTTCCTTCTTAGCAGCATCAAGCTGTTCCTGAAGAGAAAGTGTAGATGCCTTTGCTCTGTCAGTAACGAGCGAGTCAAGATAGGTTGAAATATCTGAAGCGGCTGCCTCTGAGAGTGATTCTCCAAGTGCCTTCTTCAATGTTTCCATAATTGCCTGTTTGCTCATATGTTCTCCTGCGATGCTATAAGTATTTATAAGGGTTTATTAGATAGTCTTGAAAAAATCTTTCAAGCACGAAACGAGATACGAATCTCTGTCATGTTTTGGAATATTTTCCAAGGATTTATGCAGATTATTATAAGCGGTTCCGCTACGAGAAAGAGACTCGGCAGTATACTTACCGCCAGTTCTTATGTAGTTTACGCTTTCGAGTACACCATCAACGAAGCCATCTGGTGCAGAAGGATCTGCAACGATATCAACGGTAATAAGCTCATATTCAGTGACCATAGCAGCATCACCAGCAGACTCCTGAACATTTCCAAGACCACGGCTTGAAACGCCAAGCTGACCGTCAGCCTTGAGAATAGATTCAGCTATTCTTCCGTATTCAGTGTCAAGAAGCTTTGCCTTTCCAATAAGGTCATTGCCTCTCCACTTGAATTCGGTTATGATGTGTGATACTCTATGAAGATTTATTTCAACACCTTCTGGATGTCCGAGTTCACCAAATGTTCTCCACTTCTTTGTCTTCTCATTCGGGAAGCGATCAGAAACATATGCCTGAACACACTTTTCCATGAGAGAACGAGGATAGATTCTACCATTACGATTCTTCTTCTCTGTCTGAATGAATATACCTTCGATGGTTGGAACCTTCTTGGTAACACCATTAGCCTCTGTGACGCTTTCATAAATGAAATCGCCAAGAGACTCGAAGTTTGATTCTGTTATGAGTTTAAACATTTGTTATACCTCTGATGTTATTTATAACAAATAAACATCACTCCTTGGATTGCTTCTCAACCTTATCCGACAATTGCTTCAAGTATTTTTCCTTGCCGTTGTTTATCATAATGTCAAGCTTTGACTGAATGATGTTGGGGAACGACTTCTGAGCAGCGGCATAGTCGCCCTGCTGAAGCTTGTCAAGCCAATCTGAGGTTGACGTTGTGTACTTTTCTCTTGAATCCATAATTGCCTTCGCCTCCTGTATGTCGAGTTTATCTATGAGAGTTTTGAACTTGCCTCTGACACCCTTCCAGAATAAAGGGTTTCCCTTGTCTTTTTCCTGTGATGACTTTGCGCTATCTTCTTGCGTTGAAATAGCCTCGGTCCACAGTTGTTCCAATACACTAACACTTATCTTGTATTTGTGATGCAAAGACATGATAAGTTCATTTGATTCTTTTAGATTCATATGTTCTCCATTTTTCTATTGTTATAGGGCAGGCTCGGCGTCACCACCGGCATCTCCACCCGCATCGTCACCGCCAGCATCTCCACCAGCGTCACCACCCATGTCGCCGCCCATGTCACCACCACCCATATCCATTCCGCCTCCGCCTCCACCACCTCCGCCGCCACCTCCACCATCTCCGTCTTCACCTTCATTGAGGTCATCCTTTTCGGCAGCAAGAAGCTCTTGGTTGTTCTTCCAGTCTTCTTCATCAATCTCAAGATACTTCTGAACAATCCACTTACGAGCGAATACTGGCTTCTCAGTGTCGATAAGATCCTTGAAGTTGCTGAAGTTCTGGAATCTAAGCTCAAGAACCTTGGCTTCCATGAACTTCTCAAAGAGGTTGTTGGCAAACATCTGAATCTTGATGTCTTGCTCTGAGATTCCATACTCTTCCGAGATTCCCTTGAGGGCAAGGTGAGTGAGGAATATATCTTTGAATACTTCAGCGAATCTATCGGTGTAACGCTTGACTTCCTTGACGAACTTGACTTCTTCACGGGTAATATCCGATGTATCACCGATGGAGAACTTGTTATCCTCACCGAAGCGGCTCTTAGGAATCTTCAAGCCACGGTAGAGCTTATTCAGGAAGTAATCAATGTCGCCAATCTCACCAAGACCCTGACCACCCTGAAGTGTTGTAACTTCAGAAGAGCGACCGCCCTGGAATACAGGGAACCAGAAGTCTTCAGTCATAGCCTGCATATCAAGACCTTCTGCAATGTCACCAGTTGCAGGATCAAAGAACTTGCGCTGACGATACTTGCGAATCATCTCCTGCATGAACTGGTCAGCACGACCCTTTGGCAATGATCCAACGTCGATCTTAAATACTCTGCGTTCAGGCGCACGAACTATACGATAGATAACGAGAGCGTCTTCAAGAAGCTTGAGTCTCTTATAGGTGGTCTTCGATTCCTCAAGGAACGACAGAACAACCTTCATGTCTTCGTCTTTAGACCAGTCATACTTACCGCTATTAGCGTAAGCTACGGCTTCTCTTGGAAGATTCTTTACCGATGAGTCATCACCCTGGTATGCGTAGAACAAAATGTCATCCGCTTCAATATCCTTCCAAACAGGATATACACGGGTGGTCATCAGCTTCTTTACCTTGCAGATACCCTTTGATTCATCCTGAATGTCAAAAATCTTTTCGAAGTAAATCTCAGCGTCAACCATATACTCACGGAACCACTGGTGAATATACTTGTCAATCTTTAGGATTTCAAACATCAAGTGGTCGAACTCGGCTATGATGGTCTTGCGCTGGTTATCATTCTCATTTATAGCAGCGTTGCGAATGTTGAGCTTCATGCAACGACCGTCAGGACCCTCGTTGACAGCTTCATCCACATACTCATCAACAGCGAATGCTATTTCTGGATACTTCGACATTTCACGGTAAATAGCAACACGGCTTCTCTTATCTCTTTCAAGAGCGTAGATATACTTCGAGAATATATTGATGGTCTGGTTATATTCACCGTGGGCAAGACCCACATCCTGAAGATCGGTTATGGCAGTTGTTGAAAGCGACTTATCACGAGTCTTATCATTCTCTGGATTTAGATTGTTGAATATATTGTTTCTCGTCTTGATAAGAAGCTCTTTTTCCTGTGGAGACATATCCACTGGAACTTCCGGTTTGCGGCTCCTATTGAACGAGAAGAATGAACGTAATGCCATGTCGTGTTACTCCGGTAGTATTCCTGGGACTGCTTTGACGGTCTGTTTAGCGGTGTCCTCTGCCTGTTCTATATTTATAAGAACAGCGTTCCGCATGCGATTTGGGCTATATGCCCTATAGAATTTTTGTAATGCTGGTGTTGTTGGACCATATAGACCATTGCCGAAATTGTCGTAACGGAATGCGAACTGTGATTTGTAAGGCATCTCAGCGTTTGACTTTCTGGTAAGTATCTCGTTACCCTTCTCATCAAACTGAGAGTTGTAATAATACTTCTTGAGTGCGTATATCACCTTGTTAGCCAAGAAGTCTAACTTAGCCAATCGAAACCTTCTTAGGTCTATACCAACTATGTTACCATGAGCAACGTCGAAGCCAGCAAACACAACCATTGGGTTGAGAACCATCTTATCTTCTCTGGCTATACTATTACCCTCTGACATGTCTGGTATATCTCTACCAATGTAGTTGAATACAAGTATGTCTCCAAGCTCTATGTTGTTACTCTTGACACTTCTACCAACAGCGTCTTTTGTGGCACCTGTCATATCGTTTGGTGCGATGGGAACTCCATAGGCAATAGACGCAACTCCACCGGGAATAACAGCCTTCCTAACGAAAGGAGCAACCATAATCTTCTTCATTACCATAAATAATATTATACCCCCGTATAATATATTTAGGAAACATTATGGCTAAAAACAAAAAAAAGTGGTGGGGTGTATATAGCCCTGCTGGAGAAATAGTCAAAAAGATAGAAGAAACCGAGGAAAAAGCGAGAGAAATTCACAATATGGTGAAGGAAAAGGGCTTTTATGTAAAGGCTATGGAGAAGTCGCCAAATAGATTCCCAAAGCTCAAGATATACAAGGTGAAGAACCGTAAGAAGTATATCGGTAAAGAAGAACCAATCGCACGTTCATCGTGGGAATATGATTTTATGAAGTATCTTGACAAGAATGCTCATGTTATAGAATGGATGTCTGAACAGCCTGAAATAGCGTATGTTCATCCTATAAGAACTCTACAAGAAGGTAAGCAAATATTATGGCTATACCATCCTGACTTCTATGTGAAGTTCAGCAACGGTAATAAGGTGTGGGTTGAGTTGATTGAAATAAAACCATTCAAGCAGACGATGGAGCCACTACCAGCTAAACCAGAAGCGGGTAGGTCACACAAGTTATTCGAGAGTGAACTGGAAACGTATATGGTCAATAAGGAGAAATGGAAAGCAGCCGAAGCATTTTGTAAAATGCGTGGTTGGTCATTCCGTGTATTGACTGAGAAGGAACTATATTAGTTTACTTGAGTTTAGATAAGGTGTTTCTAACTCGTGATACATCCTCAAGAAGTTCACGAAGACCGCTGGTTACGAAGTATTTGAGAAGGTTTGAAGGGTTGCCTATGACAGAAGCATCAACTTCAGCCTTGATTCGGTCTGTTATAGTTGCTGGGATCTTCGACATGTCAATAAGCTTCTCATTCTTATAGTAAGCAGTTGCCATGTCATCACGAGGCTTACCAAACTTCTCAATGTCACGTTGAGCAGTCTCAAGCAGCTTATCCAACTCACCACTCTCAACGAACTTCTCAGCGGTAGCTACACCCATACGAGGGCGAATAGCTAAAATGTTATCAGACTTATCACCCATGCATATCTTGACACGTAGAGCGAAGTCTGGATTTGGCTCTTCCATCCACTTGCGGTCGATTGGGTTGTAAATCTTGGTATTGGGATACTTGAGAAGCTGAACATAGTCGCCATCACGAGTCAATATGACATTCTCATCATACATGGATGAGTTCTTGACAATATGAGCAATGATATCATCGGCTTCAATGGTGTGAATCTTCAGCGAGTGAACGGGGAAGTTCGTCTTGAAGTCATCGTGAAGCTCGTCAAGTATGCGGTAGAACTCGGTCCAGTTGACCTCTCCACCGTTCTCGTCGGATTGCTTATCACGGGCAGCTTGGCGTTGAGCCTTGTAGGCTTCTGATAGCTGCTTACGCCAGGAGGTTCCACCGTCAAAGCAAATGTATACACTATCGGGTGAGAATTCGTTTATGTTCTTGAGAACTGCTCTGATAAGTATATGCTTGAGCAATTGATAGCCACCCATCGCAAGCTGGGTCTTGGCTGTAAACAGGTTTGCGTGGGCAAGCAAGGAGAAATCAATAAGAAGGTTCTTCATGAGCTTATTATACAGATACTACAAAAAAAGCAACCCCAGGGTTTTAGCCTGGGGTTGTGAGTTACTTATATAAGTTATTGTTTCTTTGGTAATTTTCCTATTCCCTTTTTATTATTCCACATCTTATATAAAATGTTAAAAAACAATTCCGTTTCGTCGGAAAATTTTAATAAGTCCCCACCGACTTCCCGAATTTTATCTTTAAAAAAGGTATCTTTAAAATAGGTATCTCTGAAATACTCTGAAGCGAATTGTCCAAAGTTCGCAAATCCTGCATCCCAATCTATATGTCCACTTATTTCATCAGCTAAAATGTCAATACTTTTCTTTGGAACTATAGTAGTGTCTATCTTCGATAACACTTCCACAAGCATTGGAATTGAAATACTAAATTTCATTGACTCTTCTGGAGAAGAATAACCAGATTGTGAATCAATTTTAATTAACACATTAGATTCTTTAGAAGACATACCTAATTTAGATATCTCTCTCTTCATTTTTGGTAATACAGATGCTAATTCATGAGTGTTATGCCAAGAACCCCACTCACTCCCATCAAGATATATAGCAACTAATACATTTTTAGTATGTGCTTGATTTATAGCTTGAACTACTTTATCTATTTTAGATACTTGCTCCGGTGAAATAAATGTAGGATCAAAATCCTGGGCAACATCACCATCGTCACCAAAACCTTCAACCAAAGGATTTACCGCAAGTCCACGGTTCTTGAAGAAGCTTTCTCTGAGTGATGTCATATTCTTATCCTTCTTGGGAAGCGTCATATATAGCAGTCAACCATCCCTTTTCTTCCGGTGTCAACTTGCTTTCGATGTAGTCCTTGAGTGCCTTGATGTTAGGCTTACGAGCCTTGTTTGCAGCATTTGCCGCATCTCTGCCCTTCATGGTTGCTCTTGGATCGGCATATGGTGTTGCCTTGAGTGCTGAGACAAGTTGCTGGAAGGTTTGGTCGCCGTCGAAACGCTTCAACATTGCCTGAATCTTCTCATTTCTTTTTGCGACTTTGGCATTCTTTGCCATAACATCAAGAGTGGAACCAATGGCACTACCGACATTGTTAGCAACTTCCTTACCCTTGTTCCATGCCCAAATACCAAGAGCGATTGCGCCGATTCCTCCGACAACACCGGCGACGGTGCCAAGACCAACTCCAAGTCCGGTTTCTAGTCCGCCCATTTCTTCAACCTTTTCGGTTTCTTCCATATCATTTACTGGTGGAGCGTTTGTATCATTTACATATGGAGCATCTTCGTCAGATGAACTCGATCCCATTGATGGAACCGGACCCATATTCAATTCATTCAGTCCTTCATTCAACGGATTTACCGCAAGTCCACGGTTCTTGAAAAAGTTTTCTCTGAGTGTTGACATGCGATTGCTCCTTATACTAATAAACCCAGGTCAGTCCAGGGTTTATTTTAATGGTTTACTGTTTTTGACTATTACGACTTCTTGTTGAGTCCGTCGTTGCCCTTGTTCATCTTGTCATCAAGTGACAATCCGAAAGCTCCACGAACCTTAGCACGGAATGCCGAGAGATTGCCGTACTCGCCAACTTCCTTGGCTCCTGCTGATACGCCTTCTTCACGGTCAACTCTCTGTGCCTTCTCAACTTCGCCCTTCTTACCAATCTTAGCGTCACCCTTGCCAGTTTCCTTGACGCCAGCAGCAGCACCCTGTTCACGGGATACTGGCTTGACGGTTTCCTTGGCACCCTTCATCTCGGCACCTTCAGGCTTGTATTCCTTGATGCCAGAATCCTTGACGCCTTCGCCACGAGCGACTGGCTTGACAGGCTTCGAGTTCTTGTCAACCGACTGGAAGCCAACAGGCTTGCCACTCTTGAAGCCCTTAGCTGCTTCTGGACCGCCGCCTTCTGGAGCGCCGGGCATCCCATCTCTCTTGCCGTCGCCTATAGCGCCAGATTCAGATTCGGTAAGCTTCTTGTATTCCTGCTTGAGTGTCTTGAGGTCAGCCATCTTATGCTCCTTGTGTAAAATCTATTTATATTGGTAGACTGGTAGACTTAGTGAATCTTACCGTCATTGCCCTTGTTGAGCTTGTCATCAAGCGACAATCCCATCTTAGCACGGATACGATCACGGAACTTTGCGAATTCCTTCTCAGCACCCTTGGCTACTGGAGCCTTGCCGATGCCGTTCTCTGTGCGTTCCTGCTTGGTCTTGTCGTTAGCAGCCTTGTCGGTGCCTTCGAACTTGTCAGGAGCAGCTTCAACACCAGCGTCATTCTTATTGCCGGTCTTGGTGTCGAGTTCCTTGCTCTTGGCGTCATACTCCTTTGGAGCATCCTTGACACCAGCATCAGTCTTGCGACTAACTGGCTTCGAGTGGTCATCCTTCGATAGAACACCAACAGGCTTACCAGCCGAGAATCCATCGTTGTCTTCTGGAGCTTCATTTATCTTCTTGAAGGCTTCCATCAACTCTTTATTGGTAGGTACTGACATATTAGGCTCCTGTAGTTCTTGTGCTATTAGTATTTATAAGAGGTTGTGAGGCTGTCTTTGAAAAATATATAGCGAGATTATCCATGAAGTATTCGTAATCAAATATAAAGCAATCGTTATAGTAGATACTCTTGTGTATTTTAGCTCCACATACTCTAATAAAGTCTTGTGCGTCTATAACAATATACTGACATCCACGGTATTCCGTGACCTTGAATATTATCATCCAGGGCTTGTCAGCGGTCTTTGATTCCAACTTAGCTTGTTCTATCCACTTGTCAAGGGTTGAGTCACCGGAACCAATGAGGTTGTGTATCTTAGGGGTATCGAAGTAGTTCTTACATTCGAGAGTCCAGTAGAATCCCTGTGGAGTGATAATGTCACCACATAGAACATCCTTAGCGGCAGCATTCACATCCTTGTTCTTTATGAAGTTACTCTTTCCGAAAAATGCTCCCGACATCGGTACTCGCCTAAACTCTCCACCGAAACGCTTGCCGAGGTCTTTACATACATCCCGCTCGTAGTTCTTACCCTTGCGGTTGCCGTTGACTCTCTTCTTCTTTTCCTTGCCGTCATCAATGGTATCTTCGGGAATCTTATCAATGTCGGAGAATAGGTCTTCTTTACCCATTGTCAACATCCTCCGCAGAAGCTACATGGCTCCAGAACTCTTCTTCAGTGAAATTTGGGTTGTTCTTGACTATCTCATCAAGCTGATTCTTAGCACGCATAATAGACAGGCGCTTCTCTTCTATCTTGAGAAGGTCATCCTGGCTCTTAGCGGATTCGTAGTATGACTTGTAGGTTGAGTAGGTTACGAAGCCCTTGAATATCTGTGTGAATGTCAAGAGATACCAAAGGTGCTGTGGAATCAAACGCTTGATTCGTATGCAGACGTTATCAAGCGGAGTGAACGCCTTGCGGTCTTCGTCGGACTTGAGTGGTCTGAGGATGTTGCCCTTCTCGTCAATGATTCCAAGCTTGAATGCCTTCCACTTCTTGATCGGCATGCAGAATCGGTTGGAGATTGCGTAAACAACGGCATAATCCAGAGAGCGAGCCTCGACAAGCGAGTAAGCCTCTTGATTACGTTCTACTTCTTCGATTATTTTAGATTCTGTTTTAGATTCAGACTTCATTTTAGGTTTGTTTTTCATATCGTTATAATGCAGTTCGTGGGAGTCATCTAAAGAGTGCTTACATTCATTGTATAGCGGCGGATAGCATAGAATATTTTAATAAACAAGTTTCTGGCTAATTCCCTTTTTTTCAAGTCTTCTCTTCTCTCTAATATTTTCGTCATTATTTATCCTCCTTTCCAGAACCTTGTTTAGTCTATAATTTTCATCAACGTCATTATTGTTAATTGAAATACACTGCAATTCGGTAAATCTATCGGGTCTTCTCAGTATATCAGTTCTTATTCTATACTTTAGATACTTACACTCAACAAAAATCCACCGACACATATACTGAGCGGTGGATTTTATAGTATTAATAATAGTCATGTAACCATTATAACAGGTTGATGGATTATCTTCCCGAGAGCCTGTCAGCAGCAGTTCTTCCAAGACCGTCGATAAGAGCGTCTTCGGCAGTTCTGTAGGAAGTTGCCTTTACAGACTCAACCATCTTCTTGACTGGCTTGACTTCCTTAGCTTCCGACTCATTGACAGACTTCCAGCCACGCTGGAATGCCTGACGGAGAGCATGCTCACCAATTGGAGCAGAACGGTAGCTATACTGCGAGTCGATCTGCTCGACCTGAGTTGTGTCTTCCGAGAGAACGGCATCGTCAACGATGTTGTTTATCTCTTCGAGTGGATTGGTGAATCTCTCGCATACTCTCTGAATAGCGACTTCACGGGCGCAGCGGTGAAGAGCGTTATCCTTGATGTACTTGTAGATATCCTTACGGTCGGCAGCACTTGAACCAACGGTTCCGATCTTATCGGTTGCGAGGTCTTCTGCGCCGAACTTCTGACCACCGAGGCGGTTTCCACCACCAAGACCGACAACTCCTGTTACCTGAGTTTCACCTTCAGTAACATAGTTAGCGGCTACAGATGCCCAGCGTCTCTTCGACTCGCCCATAAGCTCGGTTGTTGCCTGCCATTCCAACTTCGAGTCGGCGTGGCGGATGCTTTCGGTGAAGATATCAATCTTGGTGGTTGTCTTGCCACGACCAAGAGTGAAGATATTCTTGTTGATTGTGAGGATATTCCAAGTATCGACCGACTTCTCAACGAGAACTTCGTCGCCAACTCTGAATCCGTTGAATCCTTCACGGTAGGCTACCTTGCCGGTTGGCTTCTTGGTTGCGCCTGGACCATTGCTTTCAGTGTCTTTATCCATAAGTTCCTTTGGTTCCTCTGTAAATGGTATCTTTTCTTCTGTCTCTTCAGCAGTCATATCAGTCTGCAATGCATCGCCCGACTTCTCTGCTTCTGCACGAGTAGCTGTGCTATCAGCCTTGCGGTGATATGCTCCAACCGTATTCTCACCACGCTTGGTCAAGAACTCTCTCTTACCACGAACATCCTTCTTCTTTGCTTCTGCGAATGTGCGGAGGTAAGCTTCAGCAAATGGATCGTCGCCTGCTGGAGCAGCGTCTCCACCTTCGGCTGGAGCAGCTTCAGCATCTCCACCTTCAGAGGCAAATGGATCTGAACCAGCTTCATCTCCACCTTCGGCTGGAGCGTCTTCTGTTCCACCTTCGGCTGACTCTTCACCAGTTAATCCGGTAACTGCGGTAAGAAGGTCATCAATCTTGGTTTCGAGGCGCTTGAACTTATCCTGAACGGTTTCAGCAGCATCCTGCACGTTTGCTATAGCGTCTTCCTCGCCGCCTGCATCGGCTCCTGCGTCACCACCATCGGCTGCGAATGGATCTGAACCAGCTTCATCCCCACCTTCGGCTGGAGCAGCGGCGTCTCCGCCTGCATCTCCACCTTCAGCGGCAAATGGGTCGGCTCCTGCGTCACCACCAGCATCGGCTCCACCTTCGGCTGGAGCAGCTTCTCCACCAGCGCCAGCATCGGCAGCGAATGGATCTTCGTCTTCACCAAGCTTGACTTCTATTTCACCATCTTCATCGCTAACTTCATCGCCAGCTTCTATTCCCAAATCTGGCTTGGCATTAGGATCATCAAGCTTCTCAAGCTTGTAGATAGGAACGAGTTCGTCTATAACTTCGGCTCCTGGGGCTGACTCTTCAACTCCACCAGAAACATGGTCATGAACTGCCTGAACGATGAGGTTGACATGTTCAATCTCGTCAGGGTGGTTCTGCTGAACGTAA